AGGATTTCCGCACATCTTTCAAGAGGTATGTTCTTTCTCCTAAGTTCAAACAAAGCTGCTTCTCTTTCATCAAAATTGCAAAATGCACGGTAGTATTCAATTTGTGGCAATGTAAAATCATTTACTTTCAAATCAAACTCCTATTTCTTTTTGCGTCTAGCGGTCCCTTTACTGTTACCGCTCTTTTTAGTTCTGCTCTTTGTCACTTTCGTCTTTGCCATCGTTTATAATCTCCATAATTTTCTCAATCTGCTCTGGTGTGATATCCGCGCTAATTACGTTACCTTGGCTGTCTGTAAGTGTATAAATTCCTGTCTGCTCAACAGTACTTACAAAATCATACTGATTGAGATACCAAATAAAGCCGAATACCATAGCGAGCATTACGAATACCTCGATTACATTGATTTTTACCATAGCACAAAATGCTTTGAACCACCTTTCAGAATTATCCCTTGCATCTGACAAAAGCTCATATGCAAATACTTCATTTCTATCTTTTTCGTTTACATTATCCTTGTTTTCCACAACTTAACCCTCTTTCTGTGTATATTTCCCTCATTATAGCAATTTTAGGGAGGGGTTGCAATCAGTCTTTCTGATTTTCTCCCCAATCCAACGCTTGACCACAATCGTGGCAGAAATTGTGTTTTTGTTTGATGCTTCTTTTACTTCCGCAATTTGGGCAAAAATAATAGTATTTGTTTGACACTGGATTTAATTTATCTCGTTTTCCCAATGCGACAGCAGCCATTTCACAAGCAATGCTTATTTCTTTTGAGGTTTTTTCATATGCTTTCTTTAAAGCTATCTGAATTCCAATAGCATCCTTTACATCCATGTCTATCCCCTCTCCCAAAAATAAATAACTTTCCTGTCCGAACTATCCCAAGTGTCATAAAACATTCCATCAACCACCGTTACAACATGTTCATTAACACCTAAAACATATGTACCTCTTGGAAAATTACAACAGAATTTATGTACATCCATCGGGTAATCCGGCTCTACTCTTACAAAACCATTCCGCTTTAGATACTCTCCCCACACCGCATTGGAGGAATTGCACCCGTCTGCCATGTCAAAAGCTATGTTTGACAAATCCCAATATACTTCGTCCCAACTGCGCCCCGTAGCCTTGCAACACGCACGAATGGCGCAGTCTCCGACACGCCTGTCCTTGGGGTTTGGATTATATTTTATCCATTTGCTCATAATATCCACCTCAAAGGTTGTGATAAAATGTCAATTACCTGCAATACGATAAGTGGAATCCACAGTAACGTCATTTTCAGAATATACAAAATCGATCTGACTTTTAATTTCTTTCTGTGGTGGATAAGGCTATGTATAAGATGTCTATAATCAATCCAATGGTGTATTACCCACTGATTCCACCAATATCCACTAACTGTATATTCTTTTCCGCATACCGCACAAGTAAATGAATACTTTGTAACCATCTTCCCTACCTCCTGCCTCAATTTTACAACAGATTTGGGCGGGGGTTGTACCAATTATTTATAAAATCAATGTGGAATATTTGAAATATATTTTTGCTTGCAATACTCTTTTAGAATTAAATATAATTTGAGATAAAATTGAGATAAATTTAATTAATAAAACCCTAAAAACCTTGTAAAATCAACGTTTACACGCACAAGTTAAGATGTTGCCGTGGCACACGAAAAGTATTTTTATCATATCTTCAAAACCTTTGAAAATGCTGTATTTCCGGCGTTTCTACGCATTTTCCTATCCTTTCTGTTTTCTTGTTTTTCTGCGTATCTCTGCATAAATCTGCATAGTTTTGAGCGAATTTGAGTTATAAATTGAGTTAAATTCAAAATTCATAACTCACGGCAAATGCCTATAAAATAAACAAATACAATTACATGGCAGAACTTCGATTTGATTTTAACTCACACATCTCACTCATTTCTTTTTTTGCGTCCTCATACTGCACATGGGTGTATGTATTGAGTGTTACTCCTATATCACTATGTCCCATGATATATTGCAGTGTTTTAGGGTTCATGCCAGACTTTGCCATATTGCTGCAGAACGTGTGTCGGCATACATGAGGGGTTACTTTCGGCATTTGCACCTTGTAAATGCTGTTATATTTCTCTCGTATATGCTGAAAATATTTCTCCCAATGCAGAGCAACCATAGGCATACCGTTTTTATCAAGATAGAGAAAGCCGCTTTTTCCACCGATTATTGGCTCAATCTTTGGTTTCTTCCGGTTTTGTATAATGGTTTTGAAACACTCATACACTTCATCTGCCATCGGAATTTCCCTCGTGCCGCATGAGGTTTTCGTGTCCTCAATCACATACTGCATATCTCTTGTCCGCTGCAGCTGGTGGTCTATGGTGATTTTTCGGTTTCTCATGTCCAAATCTGATACTGTCAATCCAACAAATTCCGAAATTCTCATGCCAGTCTCGAACAGAATAAAAATCCCCTCATAGTATTTGCAAAAATGCTTGTCATTTTTTACGAACTCCAAAAACTGCCGCTCTTGCTTTCTTGTGAGCGCATCCCTGGTCACGCTGTCATTGACAACTACCGTAGCAAGCTGAAATTCAAACGGATTTTTTACAATAAAATCATCATCAACCGCCATCTGAAATGCCGGACGAACAACGCCACGTATTGAATGTATGGAGCTATACCCCCTGCCGTCTGCCTGTAACTTAATCAGCCATGCTTTTGCGTCCGACAGTTTAACCTTGTCAATCCTCTTTGCGCCAAATTCTTCCTTTTTGATTATGTTGATAACAAAATTGTAATTCGCCTGCGTATTGTGCCGCACCCCTGTCTTTTGGGATATGTACTTTTCAACAAGCTGTATCACCGTCATATTTCCTCCGCAAGGCACAATTCCGCTGTTCAGATCGGCTACTATCTGTTTTTCCTTCTCTCGAAGTGATAAATCCTTGTGTTTTCCACTTGGCGTTTTGTCTGAGGGCAAAAGTTTCCAGCTATATATAGCCTTTCTTTCTCCTAACATATTGGTGTATTGGTATCTATATCTACCGTCCTTCCCCTGTGTTTCCCCATCGTTCAGTACGCGCCCTTTGCTATCTTTCCTACGTACCATACTGCTCCTTTCTATGCAAAAAGAGCATTGCAAGCAGAGTAAATATACCACAAGCAATGCCCTTTTTCAATCAAAATGCAAAATTATGCAACCTTGTGCAGTGATATGCAGTTATATCGCTTCTACACTCTCCAGGTACTTTTCAAACAATCTTCTTTTGATCAGCGTTTTTGTCCCGTTTTTTAAGATAAAATTATATTCTCCTTCTGATAATCTGTCTCGCCAAACTCTTTCACTTATCCCGCTGTATGCTGCCGCCTCTTCTATTGTCAGGAGAAGCTTGTCTTTTATTTCAACTTTCGGGGCTACCTTCATATTTACCCTCTCTTTCTTTCTTATATCTCCTTACGCCCTGATTTGCTTGCTTTGTCTGCTCCCTGCTAAAATCAGCTACCTTTATGCGGTCGTACTGCGGCTGTAAGTCGTTGGATTTGCAGAAATCGTTGTATGCCTTGTTTTTCTGCGCCAACCGGTACGCCATGCGGCCATACTCTTGTTGCAACTTATCAACATCCATATCCTTACGAGGATTGTTTATCTGCTCCTGCTTCTCAATCAGCTTTCGCTTCCAGGCCCGCAAGTCACGCTCCATAGCACGCTGTTTCTGCTGAAGCTCATACCGCTTTCTGTTTTCCTCACTGTCTATTTTCAGATTGCCGTTTTCATCCACATAGGGGTTACGTAGGCGCTTATCCCAGGGCTTATGTGAGTGGCGACAGTTATAACCATGCAGGCCCAAGGGATTGGCAACCTTTCCCTGACCGGTCGCCGGGTCAATGTCATACCCGGTAGATCTCAGCAAATTAGGGCAGCCCGATTCACTTTCCCTTATCCGATACACCTTGCCCTGCCAATCAGCGTGTGAAGCAAGCGGCGGCTGTCCTTTCTGTGCCACTCTTGCTCCCAAATGCGCCGATACAAGGACGTATTCTGCGCCAGCCTCAACTATGTACTGATTGGTTACTTGCGCCGCTGTCTGATTTATGGAAGTCACCACGCAGCACCGAACCGCCGCTTCCAGTGTCCGCCTAGCACCGCTCGGATAGTCCACATATATCCCACGGCCGGCATATCGGTCAAGGATATCGCACACCGCCGCCGAATAGCTTTGCACGCCTGCCACCACCCTTAGATCAGCCTCGTCAAGCATATTGATAAGGTCTATCTGGCTTTGCTTCATGGTCGTGCGTGTAAGATTTGTTAATTCGCCCAAACTCTTTTTAAATTCAGCGTCCATAACGCGGATTACAGCGGCATTTTTAAGCGGGTTGGATAATTCTATACCCAACTGCCCTAACGTGGCTCTATCGTCCTCCCACGATGTCAGAACAGCTTCTTGCAGGAGGGAGCGGAGTTCTTTCTGTGTCAGTCCCGTTAATTTCCGTAATTTCTGCTCAATCGCCGCTTGACTCTCGCCCATCTGCTTTAACTTCCAAATCAGGCGGTCGGCGGTTGCGGTCATTTCCCCGGCGGAGAGTAGGCGGCGGGTGATGTCTTTGAGGATAAAGTTTTCAAGTTGGCGGTAGAGGTCAAGCAACCTATCCTCTTTGTTTGTGAAGTAGTCCGGCGGCAACATCAGCTTTCGCTCCAATCAATAGCCTTACCACACCTTGAACAAAAATTGACTTTCTCGTAAAAAGTTTTCTTGCATACTGGGCATCCGTCTGTGCTGTCATGCGCCCCTACTATAATCCTAATAGGCTTTGCCGCAACATCTCCCTCCATGCTCTCAATAGCGTCCGTCAGTGCTTCGTACAGATATTCATTGCAAGTGTTCCTCCCGGCATTTCCCATAAAGTTTCTTATTGTGCTGATACTACCTAAAATGTTTTTCATTCCCCTACTCCTTTCCTGCTGTCCTCTTGACTAAATCTATCCAGTCCTGCTTGTGCTGTTCTTTGGCCTTTTCAAACCAATGGTCGCCCGTACCTGCCGTGTGGTATGTAAGCGGTCGCCCTGTTGGGTTTTTCTTTGGCGGAGACCACCAACCCGTTATGTTGCCCTCTGCGTCTTTTATGGGGATATTCGGGCCATATACCTCGCCCTCATACTGATAATGTGCATAGGGCGTGTTATACTCAATCTCTCCGCCGTATATGCCCTGTGGATAGTTCACGCTGTTTCGGAGTGCGCCCTGTTGGAATGGTATCAGAGGGTCACAGTCAGCTACCACCTGCATATTTAAAAGTCGCTGGGCTGTACGGATATTGTTATCTATCCGCTTTGTGTCGATATTTATATCAACATTCCCTATGTGCTGTCTGATTCTCATCTTCTCCTCATCCTGTACATGCTTGTCGGCTTTGCCTTGTATGTTACTTCCATCCCCGCGCCGGAATCGTTCAGTATTGTGGTTGTTGGATAGTTCGTGTGTAGGGCGGCGTAGGCGGCGATGATGTCGGGGGTGAGGGGAGTTTCTTGTGGTTCGATTTCTGCTATAGTAGTAAATCCGTCCGGAATCATTTCCCTCAAATCCTCAACACTCGTTGCCCCATCTACCCTCATTCTAATGCCACATATCACGCTTCTAATCGCAAAGTTATCTTTATATTCCGTGTCATAGTGGCCAATATCAGACAGCACATATCCGCGAATTGTTCCATTATAAGGAACGTTTGTTCTGTATGTATATAAATTATACAGTTGATTATCCGAATATCTATAATCATCGGGAGTCCAAGTATACCGAAGCACCCTCCTCACATACACCCCTCTCCCAAAGTCCACCTCGTCGCACACCCACTGCTGTCCGCTCTCGTCTGTGTAATTGCTGCCGGATGAGACCAGGATTCCTGGGAGACCGTTGGGAGTGTGGTAGATAATGGATTGCGTCTCCGCTCCATCCCCTGTTATTGATACGGTTATCTGACCGCTATCTCCAGCACTCACAATCGGCACAGGATTTTCCGGAGATGGCGTTCCGTCCTGCGTGGACTTACCAAATAGCCTCAGGCCTTCTAACGGTGCTTGCGCGCTATCGGTTATCAATATAGATGCCCCTTGCGCAGTCTTTGTTACATACTGGCTCTGATTCACTGTTGCCGTAAGATATATCTCTTCCCTTGTGATAGGACTCGGCAAATTCCCATCATAGGCTCCAGCTATGGCTGACAGCAAATAATCTATCCTTGTGATGGGCTTTGGAAGAGGATAACTGTAATCACCTGCTATTTTCGCAAGGTAGATATCTTCCCTCGTTATGGGCTCTGGTAGCATCCCTGTATAATCACCGGCTATCTTTGCCAAATAAAAATCTTTCCGCTGTATGGGCTTCGGCGTGCTCCCTTGATATTCGCCTGATATTTTTGATAAATAATAATCTGTTCTTGTTATTGGTTTTGGTAATGACATGTCTATTCCTCCCCAAACAATCCTTCCTGCGGCTCATTCTCGGTTTTGGCTTCGGCCGCTACTGCTTTTGCTTCTTCCTCGCTCATTCCCTCAAACTTAACATAATACAGCCGCAGAGGGTATTTACCCAGCGTCACATACTGCCAATGCCTTGCCCTGTCCTCTTCCCAGTTGTATGTTATATCGCCAAAATCATAATTGACCTCATACACGCCAACCGGCGCAAGGTTGTATATATCTGCATACTTATCAAGCGCATAAATAAGCCCGTCCGTAGCCGTCTGGAAGCTGTCTCTAATCTGCTTTATGTACTGTATCGTCTCCCGGTCGTCTGCTTCTACCTGTGTGGCGGTAACGTGCCCAGTTCTACCATTAAGGACAAACTGCCCTGTACTGTACCCACACTTCACGCCCACAAGGTTTAAAAAGTGGTCTATGCCGCTCAATCTGTCCGCTGTCTGTAATGCAGGGTTTACTTCGTGGTATTCGTCCCCTGTGTTGCTGCCGGGAAGAATGCGCGCCCATCTTGGCAATGCTTTCCCGGTCTTATCCACCGCACCGCCGGGAGAGAACCGGCTACGCACCGGCCGGCCGGGTTCATCTATCAGCATATCCCCCAAAAACGTAATCTTCTGACTGTCAAATATTTCATCCTCAAGCCTTGTCCATGCAATATCCAGCGATTTCAGTTCCTTTTGTGCATTTGAGAAGATAGACACGCCCAGCGGACTACTCATATCAATATTGTTGGATAGAGGCATTTTGAAGATAGAGAAAAGAGGCCGTTCAATGTTTTCATAGGCAACATCTTCCTGCAAATTCGCCCATACTGTCTCTTTGATATTACACTCCTGTCCTATGCCGTTTGCCCCGGTTTCCTTGTATGTCCTGTTAGTTATTCGGAAAATCCGAACATCTTCAGATACGTCCTCGAACCTCTGCCATTCAAGCCTTGTATAATACCACTTATCCCCCGGCTCGTGATAATGGTCGAAGAATATACCGCCGTCAATCTTTCCGTCAGTTTCGTGTGTCGGGCAGAAGTCCCAAGGCATGACGTAATCAATACCCTCGCCGTTTGGCTTTAAGATGATATACCCAAACGCACAGGCTTTCTCACATTCTTCATTCTTCATACGGGAAATATAGCTTTCCATAAAGCCATTGATCCAGTCTGCTCTTGCAGAACCCTCTACTGTGATACCGAGTGCCAGCGTGGTAAGCCTTGCGGTCTCGTTGCACAGCTTCTTTGCAAAGTTAAAGGATTCTATGTCAATATTCCCTTTGTCGTCCGGTAGCGTCCAGTCCGGTTCCCCCTGGTAGATATTCACCCAATCATTAAGAGCCGCTTTCATCACGTCACTTTCGATTGTTTCAACTCCGAATTTGTCCTGTGCTTCTTTCTGCCACAAGCTGTCCCACCACCTTTTTATTGTTTGAATTATTCCCATGTTAATCACCTATCATCAAGCGACAATCTAAGCCAAATTAAAGCCAATACTGCAAGCCATGTAAGAAAAAACTGATATATCTTGATTTCTCCATCAAGCATAATAGAAATTCCAACCAAAAACCACGGTATGCAGTTCCAGTGTTTCCAAAACATCTTTTTTATTTTCTTCATTATGCACTATTCCCCCTCCTTAATGCCATAGGACTAATCGCATAACGTGTCGCATCAATCCAATGGTTATTTTTGTCTGGGTATGCTGGTATGACTTCCCCGTTTGCGTCCACTTCCAACTCGTACTCTATAAACTCTTTATACAGCCGCGGCGTTCTGCGTGGGTCTATGACGTGGCGGCGACACTGCAACCACTCCATTGTATATTTTACGGATCCGCCCCACTGACTCATGCGCCCAACCTCTGCCGCACGCGCCGGAAGTCCTTTATCCCTAAAGTCAACCGTGCTTTCGTTTTCGTCTGCGCCGCATATGATTTGATAATCGTCATAGCCTTTCGCTTTAATCTGCGCCGCCATATCAGCCACACGGATTTTACAGCCGCCCATCTCATCAAGATAATACAGCGTTTCTTTGTTTCTGTTGTACCCAAGTCGGACAAATGCTTTCGGGTCAGGGTACCAGCCCCAGTCCTGTCCTTGATAGATGCGTTCCATATTGGCGATTTCTTCGTCTGTGATTTCCCGTATTTCGATAAATTCAAATACGGTCGTTCCCAGTCCAACAGGAATACCTAAATACTCATGTTGATAGGCTTTCAGGTTGGTTTCTTTCAAATGTTCTGCATCATCTATAAATCGCTGTCCTAACCAATCACGGGGTACTGTCGTATAGTCCGATTTATGCCGCAAAGCATCAGCCCGTGGCTCATTTACATATTGATTGGCCCAGTTCGCATTTGTGATAGGTGGATTAAAACTCTTAAACACCACAAATTTACTTCCGCCACGGAGTACCGACTGCTGCACGGTTCTAATTTCCTCAATCCCGGCGAACTCGTCAAGCTCCTCAAACCACAGATATTTGAAATATCCATGCGACACCTTGATTGACTTCGTTTTCTTTGCCTTGTCCAGCCCACGGAATAATATCTTTTGCCCTGTAGGCTTATAGACGAATGACAGAGGGCTGACTTTTGCCTCCCACAAGTCCGTTGCGCCCAGTGCATCAATCGCCCATTGTATCTGCTCATATACGGATTCTCGGAGCGTAACTGCATATTTACGAAATATAACCGCATTCGCCAGAGGGTCTTGCATCATTCCAAAAACTATCTCAACGGATATGAAAGATGATTTCGTACTACCTCTGCCGCCGTAGAGGTCATAGTATGTATGCTTGCCCTCCGCTATGTCCCAGTGGACAGAGTAAAAAGACGGTGCAATTATATCAGTCAGCAGTATTTGGTTTTGGGATATTGTTGATGATTGTAATTGATTCTTCTTTGTTCCCATTATCTTCCGGCTTATCCCTCCACGCATCTGGCTTTCTGTTTTTTAGCCAGAATATCTGTGCTGTCACATCCCCCGGCACTTCCCGTTCCAGTTCCACCACACATCCATCCTTAGTCAGCTTTTCTTCTTTGACTGTATATCCTAATGCCCTTTTAAGGAGAGCGTTTTCAACCTCATAGTCAACTACTTCTTTCCCCCTTTTTAGGGTGTTAGAAATGTTAGGATATTTTTTCTTCCAGTCAATCAACGTCTCCCTTCTAATTCCCATATTTGACGCTATCTGTTCATCTGTTAGCCCGTCTCTCGCCCACCCCTCCAACTTTATCAGTCCTTCAGGAGTGAGCCAGTATTCATATTTTCCTTTTGCCATTCTAACACACTCCCGTCAGTATTAATTGTCCGCAAATGATTTCTGCTTTGGAGTTAGCTTATCCACGTTACACCGCCTATACGCTCACCGATTTCATTCTTCAATATCCCACCATGAAGCGTCTAACTTTCCCTCATACCAATCATGGAAAATTTCAGATATTTCCTCATCCGTTGTATCATCATCAAATTCCATTACTTCTTCATGTGCGCTACATGCAAATCCCGTTCCGAGATAAAATTTAACCTTTCTCATTCTCCCTTACCCCTCTCTAATTCTTTCAATGCGGCTTCGGATTCTTCTCTGGTGAGGAAAAACTCATAACCTATTTGGCAACGGTCAAACCAATCATCAATCCAGATAGAGTATGTTTCCTCGTTTATGTTTGCATATAGTTTAACAGAAAAAGTATTGTATTCCTGTTTTACCCCAACAACTCTGCATTCATAGGTTCTATCAGGAGATAACTTAGTGCCTTTGTGTACTCTATACACCGTATCCCCCACTGCACAGGGCAGTTTCAGCAGTCTGTTTTGTTCCTCTAAGTCCTCGTATTCTGCCAGCTTATCAACTGCATGACCTACTTGTATCCGTCCATATCCTTTAGGGTAACTATTTAATACCTCTGCTAAGCGGCTCAAATAATATCTGCCATTATCCGCTCTTTTCTTTGTTAATCTCATATTTCCCTTTCCCTCCAAAATCCCACACGATTAATCCGTCTGAACGACCTCGAAATCGTCAATATCTTCTATATCCTCAATGTCCTCTATTTCCACATTTCCCTGCGCATCTTCATCAACAATCACATAGGCTGTGCAGGACATTTTTACTTTGACTTTCTTTTTCAATCCCATATTCTCCTACCTTTTCACAATCCCCCCCCCTAAATCCCCTAATTCTATTTCTATTGTACAGGAGATTTTAGAGGGAGTTGTACCAATTTATTTTATTTCCTGCTCCATTCTATTGTCCGGTTAATCTGATGTCTGATGTCATTGATTTCTTTTCTTATTTTGCAAAGCAATCTATCAATATCAGGGTCATAATCAGCATTTATCCGGTTAGTCAAAAGCCGCTCTATTATTTTTAATTCCTGTAAATTAAATTTCACTTCCCTATCCTCCTTAACTCCTTATCAAACAAACTGTAAAAGTATCTTATTAAATCGCCTTAACGTCCCCTCCATTTTGCAGCATCCTGTCATATTTTTTACTATCTTAGTGGTTCTATCCACTGAAAACAGGGAGAATGCTTTTTATTTTCCTATTTTTTTCAGTTCCAAATTAAACAAGTGATAAAAAAATCTTCTGCAACCATAAAAATCTGTTCTTCCATAACAAATTCTTCCAAGTTTATCATCAAATTCCAGCTTGTCATAACTCTTGTTTTCAACAATTGATTTTATTAAGTACTCTGCTATCATTTCATTGGCTGTATGAGCCGCCTGTGAAGCGAGAGAGGTATATCTGCCAGACTGTATGCACTCTGTTAAATATCTGTACCGCTCTTTGGTTATGCCGTAATAATTCCATGAGCGTCGAGGGGCTATCTGGTATTGCGGTCTTGATGGTTGCCCGAAAATGCTTAACTGCTGGAAACTGATGTAGTTTTTGCAAGATTCCTTTTTGCCTCTGCAATTTTTACGATCACAACATGTATTTAAGCACGCCCGGCATAGGCAATTATGGCATTTTCTGCGCATGCGCCACCTCCTTTCTTTTTAGACTACTGCATTAGCTTATCTCCTTCTCTTCATTTCCTCGCCTCCTCAATTACTTTAAATACCAGATAAAGCTGCTGCGCTACTACGGTATTGCCTCCGGAAAATCAAATATGCTCATTTGTGTGCCTGTTATCTCCTCCGGCTCATTCAGCTGCACCATTGTCTTGCGCCTCTGACTGGCCTTGAATGCCTTGCAGGCCATATACTTCGGATTCCACTCTGCCGCGCTGCCAAATGTGGTACATCGGTATACCATTTTCTTCCCGCTCTTGGTTTCTGCGCAGCTACGGCACTCTCCGCAGAGATGGTGATAGTCTGTCCCGCCGGTGTACTCATACATTGCCGATATGGTTCTCATGGCATTACTTCTGGAAAATCATTAAAACTCATTTGCCCTTCTATAGCCTTCGTTCTTGCTATCATCATCTTTTCAGCCTCCATCCTTCGTCTCTTATACTCGTTATATTGCATTCGATACTCGTAGCTTTTGCCAAAAATATTCCACGCCGCTTTTACGACATTTGGCTCATATTCGCGTATTTTTTCAAGATCGCCTACTGCTTTATGTGATATCGGGCATCCGCAACAGCCGGTTCTAGTCAGCCCGTATACCTCGTAGGCATCTGAATATTTTATGCCATACCGCTCTTTGTACCATGCCTTGTCTATAGTGGTAACGTAATAAAGCGGACGCAGCCGATATTGTCCATCTGCAGTCTCGGTAAAACACAAAGCCGTATTATCCTTGCGCGGGACTGATCTCATCCCGCCCTCGTCCCTGCGCTCACCTGTGATTACCATGTCATACTCCTTCTGCACTTTGTGTGCGACATGTTTTTTGCAGTAGTCACAACATTTCGCGCTTATTTTAAAATCTGGCGGATACTCACTAATGAAGTCGCGCATATATTTCGATGAATTTATCACAAGTTGAATGTTCGGACGCGGCTCTCCGGCAGAATTACAGCAGCATAAGAAATTGATCACACTCTCACATTTTGGATGTCGCTCTTTCAATTCCTTCCGCTTGGCGGCTTTGTCTAATGCCTGTTCATATTCCTGGGCAATCGACAACGGTATGCCTTTTTTCTGCCATTCAGACAACCCTGCGGACATAATTTTGGAGACAAACGGAATTCCGTAGGTCCTTGCCGCTTTGATGATATTGATTTCCGGACGGCACTCCTCGATTTCTATTTCGTATTTTTTTGCTGTTGCTTTGACGTGATCTTTTATAGCCTTCATTTCAAGCCCGGTATTGAAAAATACGTATTTGACGGGCGCAAGATCGAAAATCCTCCTTGTCTTTTCGATAATGTCGATCATGATATCACTATCCGCCCCGCCAGAATAAGAACATATCGCATTTGGATGCTCTCTGAGTCGCTTTGCAATAATGCTCTTGATTGCTTCGAATTTTGCTGGCGAATCAAAATCTGCATAATCTGGCCTGTCTGTATACACCTTGCTTTTATAGATTTCTTTCATTTTTCTGAAAGGAGCCAGGATATCCTGTTACGGTGGCCACCGCTCCGGCCTCCTTTCTGGTTTTTATCTTTCCCTTGCTTTAAAGCGCATCTCCATAAGATCTGCGATTAAAAGGTACTCCTTGGCATATTGGCTGTCTCCATGCGTCTCTTTAACTTTAGCTCTAAACCCATCCAGCGTCCCGCTGAAGCATCCGCATTTTACACCGATGTCTCCATCTGCTGTGTGGTAAAACGTTGTGGTGCGATTACATGATCCAAATCCATGGATATAGGCGTAATCGTTATCACATCTCACCCGGGCATTGCCGTACACCAAGGCATCGCCGTACACCTGGGCATTGCCGTACACCAAGGCATTGCCGTACACCAAGGCATCGCCATACACCCGGGCATTGCCGTGCACCCAGGCATCGCCGTACACCTGGGCATTGCCGTACACCTGGACATCGCCGTACACCTGGGCATTGCCGTGCACCAAGGCATTGCCGTACACCAAGGCATCGCCGTACACCCGGGCATTGCCGCACACCCGGGCATTGCCGCACACCCGGGCATCGCCGTACACCTGGGCATTGCCGTGCACCAAGGCATTGCCGTACACCAAGGCATCGCCATACACCCGGGCATTGCCGTACACCAAGGCATCGCCGTACACCTGGGCATTGCCGTGCACCAAGGCATCGCCGTACACCAAGGCATCGCCATACACCCGGGCATTGCCGTGCACCCAGGCATTGCCGCCTTGGCTTAAATTTTCCTCTTTTTCTATGTATCCCCCGAGATCTCCTTCGGTTACGTCTCCGAAGCTTATCAATGCCTTTATCCTAAATAACTTTTTACCAAGAAACATCTTTGTATCTGTGGTTAATTCATATTTTTTCATGGTTTATTTCATCCTTTCATGGCTTTTTTGTTTTTCCCTTGCTCTTCAGCAAATACCCCTCTTATAAACCCTTCCTGGTTGCTCCTGGCAATTATCTCCCTTACAGACTCCTCCGGGAAATGAATCTCAAACGTCCTCTCTCTTAGACGGTTTGTGATGCGCGTATCATAGTGTATCGCCTCTAGGCTGTAATTACTTGTCAGGATGGTCGGATACCGGTTCAGATATCGCTCATTGATGATCTTGTAAAACTTCTCGCTCCTCCAGTCATTTTCTTTGACTGCCTCTGTCCCAAAGTCATCAATCACCAGCACTTTTACCGTGGACAGAGCATCCAAAAGCTTGCTCTCTGTTACTGTGTCCTCCGACCAGGTATTTTTAATCTCCTGGAGGATGTCAAGCGATGTGGCAAACTTTACCTGGATCCCAAGATCAACCAGCTCATTGGCGATTCCCGCAGCCATCCTCGTCTTTCCGGATCCTTTCGTCCCTGACCACAGGAAAAGGCCCATTCCCTGACTTATCATATCCTCCATGCAGCTCAGGTAATATTTCACTGCCTTACATGCCAGTCTGGCTGTCTCTCGACTCTCCTGCGTGCGATACACCGAAACGCTGAACGTTTTTAACCGCAGATCCTTGAATGCTGCCGGCGCATCTGCAAACCGGAGTCTTCGGTTCATCCTCGCCTTTGCCTGACACCTACATGGCACCGCATACTCTAAGCCGTCTATGATCTCCATGATCCACTCTACCCCTCCACAGACAGGACAGATGTCATTCACGCCCTCAGAAGCCGTCAAATTCGATGTTTCCTCCGTGCTTGAGGAGCTGTGACACAATGTCATTTTCATCGCTGCCAGCGTCCTTTCCAGATCGTCCATGCTTTTCTCCTTTCTGCCTAAAATCGTCCTTCAACGGAAATACTCCCTGCCAGCCTCGCTCAATGGACTGCTCCAGTATTGCGACCTTCTCGTCAACATCATCCCCGGCCAGATCATTGAGTTTTTTTATCGTCAGCTGCACCGCTCTTTCCGTCATGGGTTTCTTGACCTGCTTGCGGAATGCAATATAATCCTCCAGCGCCGCATCCAGGCGCACGTCTCCCGTATACGATTTCGATTCGGATTCGGATTTCGATTTCGTATTGGATTGGATTACGGGAACATCTGCTTGCATATGTTTACAAATGTTTTCATGTGATATATCATGCATACTTCCTTCATCCGGAGATGGAAACTTGCTTTTCTTTGCCCGGATCGTCTGATGCCTCTCCCAAGTTACAAATTGAAGGTACGGTTTCCTGTCCACCTCGTACAGGCATACAATACCAGCCGTCGATAACTTATTTAGGGCCTCAGAAATCTGTTTATCCGTTACACTTTTCAAAGGAAAGCAGGTTCCTCTTATGATTGCGGGCCTTGCATCATATCGTCCGTAATCGTCACAGCTCACAAGCAGGCGATAAAAAAGAACTTCTTCAAACCAGCTCAGCTCCCCCAGGCTGTCGCTCGTCCTGATGGATTCCTTAATAATCCTGTTTGGCACTCATACCACCCACTTCACTCTTCTCATACAGTTTCATCCAATCTTCTATCGTCATTGTAACCAGCCACTTCTTATGGTTCTTCCGGTGGAAAACTGTGGGCAGTTCGCCTTCCTTGGTATCTTTAAACGATTGCTCTATCGCATTGTCAATGTTTAGCTTTTCCACCCTCTTGCATTCGATGTGGATTCCAGGAAGCCCTATCACGTCAGCATCACCATTGCTCCCGCAGTATTGCTGGCCTCTCCGGCAGTCGTACCCGTAACCTTTAAGAATCTTTGTCAGCTCAAGCTCCCCTCGTTTTCCTTTATCCCTGCTATTCATGCAAGGCTCCTTCCCGCAGCCCGCCAGTCCCTTTGGGCGGGCTGCTTATGTATTTGTGATATATTATTTCAGGCGCTTGGCCTGGGACTTACATAAAGAATGCATCCTCCATGCTCATCTGCTCGCCTTCACTCTGAGGGATATTTTCTGTTTTCCCCGCGGCTGCTTCATTTGCCTCCAGCTGAATCTCTTTATAAGTCTGATCAGCAACGACATCCTCAGCCTCTGTCTCTACATACTCAGCGCTGCCGTCCTGCTGAATGACTGCCATATCCTTATCCAATGCAGTCTGTAGGTCGATGCTCATAATCCCCCACTTACTGATGATCTGACGGAGCATGGTCTTTAATGCCATCGCGTCAAAGTCTTTGAACCAGAAAGATGAGTATTTCCACATTTCTTTCTCAAGGATCTTTCCTGCTTCCAAAAGCTCCAGGGACTTAGCTCCACCATTCCGCTTGAACGCCTGGGAATATTTCTCTGCATGTGCCAACATCTTCCTTTTTGACCAGTACATGGCTTTCCGAAAGCCGTTTTCATACTCAAACATCGCGTAATACCCTGCTGTCGGAGTCTCTTCCCGAATCAGATCATCTTCGATCAGGTTTACTTCGATTTCCTCGCTTAACGGATCATAGTGGATCAGCTCCCCTTCTTTAATCGCCAAGACATTCAGCCTTTTATAATATCCAGACCGGACAGCCAGCTGTACATAACCTTTATATCCAAGCTGGAATTGCGCCTCCTTGCAGCCCTTCTTCCGGTTGTCAAATGGTATCATATAAAACTGGCCCAGCTGCGGGGATGGCGAAAGATTTAAAGCCTCTCCCAAAAGTGCCGCCGACAGAATACTGGGATTCGTGCATTCTTGCAGGTCCGGTGTGGTTTGCACCGCAGAGACAATGCTGGAAATAAATCTTGCTCCATTCTTACCGCCTACCACGCTGTTAATCTGTTTCTTCACCGCATCCTGCGTCAGGTATGCTGTAAGGCCTGTCTTTGTTTGCCGGTTTGCCAGACTGTTTCCTACTGCCATTTTCTACTCCACCTTTCCGAATTTAATTCCGTTTTCAATCATGTACTGCCTGAGTCTCATGAGCTGCTTTCTTGTACCATAGGCTCGAAAAGCAAGGCTCATGATCGGTTCTTTCTGCTGCTCCTTAACTGGCGTGGCGGACGCTTCTTCTTTCTGATCCTGAGCTGGCGCTTGAGCCGGGGCCTGCGTGGCTGCTTCTGTCCTGGCGGCTTCCGCTTTCCTTTCTGCTTCCCGGGCAGCGGCTTCCATAGCTGCCTTTTCTTCCTCCTGGCGTTTCTTTCTCTCCTCCAGAACCTTCTCCAGTTCCTCAAGCCTTTTTCCTTCGCGCATGGCCTCTGTCAGGCTTAATGTCTCTGCATATTTCATGAGGGCCTTATCACGGAAGCGCTCCGGTAACTCATCCAAAGCCTCCAGCTCTTCGCGGACCCGCTTGAACAAGGTAATATAGCTCTGCTCCAGCTTTTTATCTGTAATACTCTTTTTATAGAGCTCCTCCCGTACAGTCCTTTCAAAAGGTACAATTCCTCTTAAATCTTCCACGTACCGGTCATAAAACACTCTCATCTTATTGACTTTATCTACACGGTACTTCCTGTCGATCTCGGAAAGGCCTGCATCTATCGTTTTGATTGCATTTCTAACCGGCTCCAGAACCTCCTTTACCTGGGCGTCAAATTTTTCATAGGGAGCCATGTAAAACTTCTTGACCTGCTTTCTTTCGTCCTCAAAGGCTGTTGCAAGCTTATTCAGCCCTGCACGATCCTTCCGCATCTCTGTTTCCTGCTCATCTGTATAGGCGATGCTGGCATATTCCTTTGCCTTTGCGGCGATCTCTGTTTTCAGTTCTTCGTTGTTCCATTGGATCTCCGGAAGCACTCCGGGCTCCATGGATGTCATAATCTGCAATTCCATAAAATTAAATCCTCCTATATTTCAGGAAGTATCAAGGGCGGCTTTCTGCCACTTTCCACATACTTCCAAAATTTTTGTTCCTCTATAAGAAGCATCTCAAGGTCTGCCTCCACTTCTGGACGCTCAATAAAGTAATGTTTCACTGTAGTCCTTTTGTCCGGTCCCCAGTCGCTCCGAAGATGTGCACAAAGGACTACGAAATCCCAGCCAGTCACAAGCAGGTAATGCAGGATCTGTATGTAATAATTGTCCGGGATCCGGTCTTTCCACTTCTCCCGCTGCATAGACTGGAGGATGTTGGTGGTCTTGATCTCCAGGATGCCATGCCGGCCCTTTGCGTCCACCAATTCACCATCCAGGGATGCCTGCATGAACGGAAAGGCTTTGCTCCGTAGGATCCTGTTTTCATGGTAAAATACCTGATAATCCGGATAGTCCAGTGCAAACAAGGCCCGGATCAGCGGTTCCGCCTGGGTGCCGTATTTTACATAAGGCTTGTCCGAAATATCTTCCGGCAGCCGCCGTCCAGTCTTCTCCTCAAAAAGCTCAACGTTGCTTTTATAAGGATTCATCCCCAGCACAGCAGATGCATCGGATCCGCCGATACCATACCCCCGCGATTTCAGCCAGACGGCATGGTCCTTATTGTCAATCACAGTAAAAGCCTCACACACGTCCACCCAGCTCCTTTACGGAAAAGATTTCTTTCAGCTCCTTCTCTGCTCTCTCCATGCGGGCTTTCAGCATCATCTTTATCACATTTCTTAAAACCGCATCATCTTCCTGGCTTAAGTCACAATTACTCAAGTACATTGCATTGCTACCACGAGCATACAGAGCGATATCTGCCCCGTTCTCTACAAACAGGATCTCATCCTCGCAGCTTCGAATCACGTCCCGAAGGCGTTTACTTTTTATCTCCAGGTTCTCTGCTGTTTCATATAATTTTTCATTCATCTTGACTTTCCTCCTTATTCACTCTTATAATAAAGGTGTGTATTTATACTTCGCCCTCTTCGGAGTTGCCGCTCCCGAGGGCGTTTTTTATTGGCGGTGCAGTCAGGCTTGCTATACAATCTAAAGTTGTGCTTTCCCACAATCCGGTTGTATCCATTGGACGATACTCGCAACGTGGCTTATTTCTAGGAGTCCTGACATAATCATAGTCCCCAGCCGTTACGGTAAAATATCCGTCTCTATGCGCTACGTAGCTGATATCTATTCCATGGACTGTTGAAATTTGCGATATCTCTTCTGCAATTTCTGCCAAACGCATCAATACTTCCCTATGTGTTTTCGTGTTATTACTCATAATCTTACTCCTCTTCTTCGAAAAACCCGATCCTGTAAAATACCCCAAGCAGGATCATTAAACAGATCGCTATCACAATGATACTCGGCCATCCGGTATCTATTATGGCCGCAACCAGAAGTGCAGTTCCTGCAAGGTATCCGATTGCTTTCATTTAACACCACCCACCCCCCGCACAATCCTATCTTTATGTTTATTACAACTGTTTATTTACCTGGCTGTCCTTCGCAATAGACTCACCCAAATAGCAACCGAACATCAGATGCGATACCGCTTCTTTTGACCGCTCATTAAGCATCGGAAAAATAATATT